GGGTGACGGCCTTGTCCTGGAGCAGCCCGACATCCCAGCGGGACACCACGCGGATGCCGATGCTGTCGTAGTCGCCCCAGGTCTGATCCAACAGCTTCACCTCGGCGTTCACGTCGCGGGCGACGACCACCTTGCTGAAGTCGACCAGCCCGACGCGGGCCTTGCCGGGTGCGGTGCCGCTGTTGGGGATGCGGTCGGTGATTATGACCGGCAGGCCCAGCAGCCGGAAGTCGGTGCCGTTCTGGATCGTGTTCGGGTCCATCACGTACCGCTTGTCGCTGGTGCCCACCTTGACCTTGCGGATCTTGGCGAAGCTCTGCGGGGTCATCACCCACGCGCTGGGGCTGACGTGGTTGCCCTGGGCGGTCGCCAGGCCGTCGATCAGGCTGTCAGGGTCGGCCAGGTCCAGGGTGCCGGTGGCGATCCCGGAAGCCTTGAAGATGCCCTTGATGGTGTTGCCGGTGCCCGCTCCATCCCACAGCGCGGAATCGAGGGCGTTGGCAACGTCGGTGACCAGGCGGGTACGCAGCACGGCTTCCAGACCGACGACGCTGGTGCGGATCAGCTCGTTGGACAGCTTGACGAGAACCTTGAGGCCCTTCATCGTGCTGGGCAACAGGGTCACCTCGTCGAACGCGACATCATCGCTCTCGCTGATCTGTGCGCCCTCGGCTACGAAGCCGGCGGTGACACCGGATGCGATGCGGGGAATACGCACGGGGCTGGAGCTGTCGAGCACGACTGGGCCGGCCGCCAGGAACGTGCTGGCCTGCTCCAAGGGCTGTACCAGCAGGCTGGAGACTTGCGACTGAATCAGGGTGGAATTGCTGGAGGTGACTTCGATTGCCACGGTTGAGTCCTAACGGTTGCAGGGGTTTGGTTTACCCGCGCCGCCAGGACGAAGAAGGGGCCGCACACCAGGTGCGACCCCTCCAGCCTAACAGGTGTTAGGAATCGAGATCCGTAACAGTGACGACCCGAATTACCTTCGGTTCGGACGGCGGCTGTTCCGCATTCAGGTACCGAATCCGCACGGTCCTCGGCTGTGCCGACAGTTGCGGGTGAAGCGCTTCGCGCAGATCAGGCATTGGTCATATCTCCTTAGGTCGTGGTTGATCCACGCCATGCCATGCCATGCCATGCCGGAGATGAGTATACGCGCTACGTCCGCTCCTTGAGCATGCCCAGCAGCGAGAACTCCCCGCTACTGCCGCCGCGCTGGCCCTGGCCGATGTCCCCCATCGGTCGCCGGGTCGCCAAGTGCGGTTTGGCCTCCAGCAGCTCGTCGATCGCGGCGGTCAGCGCGTCGGGGTCGTCGAGGTGGTCCTCGGCGTACTCGAGGTCGCTCGGGTCGGCCAGGCGGCCGGTGGCACGTACCAGCTCAGTGTGCAGCCGGTGCGCCAAGGCATCGGACTGCTGCGCCCGCTGACGATACCTCCCGTTCTCCTGGCGTAGTTTTTCGACGACGGCGCGGGGGAAGGTGTCAGAGCCCGTTTCGTCAGTTGACGTTTCAAGGTCGTCACCTTGGTCGGCATCCTCGGGGGCCTCGTCGACCGGGGCCTCGTCGGTGGTGGTGGTTTCGTCGCTCATTTACTGTTCTCCTTCTCTTGGGAATTGGGTGCCGTCTGGGGCCTGCTCTCGGTGCAGGCGTTTGGTGTACAGGGTTTCCTTGATGTTCTCGGCCAGCACGATGCGCTGGGAGCAGTTGCAGCCCTTGTGTGTTGGCATCGGGTGATCGGCGGGCCAGATCCGGCCATCCCTGGCCCACCACTGACACAACTGGCACGGGTCGTCGTCGAACTGCCGCACCCACCCCTGGAGCATCGGGTGTTGCTGCATTGCCTCGGTGGTGGCCCGCTGGCCGGCTTCCAGGGGTTCGGAGTGCCCGACCCTGCCGGTTTGCATCCGGGACTCGTCGTCGTCGATCTCCTGTTCGCGGCGGCGACCGAAGATCGTGCGGAACGCCTTGCGGAGTCGGCCGGTGTGATCCTTCGGCGGCAGGCCGATCGACGGGACGGGACGGCGTAGGGCGTGTTCGATCTGGCGGGCCAGCCACCGGTCGGCCAGGCCCACCGCTGCACCGATCGCGGCGTTGACCACCTCGGCCATCACCTCGACCGCGATGTCCTCGGCGACATTGCCGGCCAGGTGCTCATCGTGTGCGACCAGCGTGGCCCGCTGGGTGCGGTCGGCCAGCCCCAGCAAGGCTCGCTGATACTCGCTGACGACGATGCTCACGATGTGCCCTTGAGTAGGTCGATACCGGCGGTGTCGAGGGACTCGGCGCGGCGAGCCATGCGGATCTCGGCCACCTCGTCATCGGAGTAGCCCAGGCGCCTCAAGGCGTAGCTGGCAGGCAACAGACCGGCGGCGTATAGCTTGGTCACCGCATCGGCTTCCTGCGCCACCGAGCGGGTAGCGGCGTCGGCCCACTGCACCCGAACGTCGATCTGCGCGGGGTCGCGGCCGTCCCGCACGGCGATCATCAGGCGGGCCACTTGCTCCCAGGCCCGCCCGAACGTGGCTTGCCGCGCCTCGGCGCGGGCAGTCAGCGATGCCTCAGCGGCTCGCAGCGCGTCGGCCGATGCCGGGTTATCGGTAAACACCCCGACGTAGTGGGCGGGAAGTGTTGAGACCGCCATGATCTGGCCCAGGATCACCCGAACGCTGGCCTCGTAGCCATTCAAATCCGCGGCGGCGAGCTGCCCAAACTTCGCATCCGGCGACTCGGAGATCATCGCCCGGTTGCCCTCCGGGATCGGGTTGACCTCGACCGTCTCGTCGGTCTCGTTGCCCTGGTCGTCGTAGACCGGCTCCTCGGCCAACTCGATGCCGGTGGCCCAGCGCCGGGGCCGGCCGACGTACTCACTGGTGACCATCATGTCGGCCAGGCTCTTGTTCAGGGCGTCGACCAACGGCATCAGGTCGCTGATCTCCGAACACCCGTGACTGTGGTGCCAGGCACCGATGTGGGTGTCGAACAACAGATCCCGGTTCCGCAGATTGACCACCGGCACCACGCCGAGCGGGTTGCCGATCGTCTCCACCACCTTGAATCCCTCGGCGGTCGCCGCACCCATCTGGTCAGACCTCAACCGGGTGATCTGATCCGGCTCGTACAAGACGGCTTCGGTGGTGGTCCGGGTCTCCCAGCGCTTCACCGCGGCGGTGATCTGCCGCGAGCCGGGGTCGGTCAGCACGGCGACCTGTCGGGGTGATTCGACGGTGGCAGTGGGCCGGCCGAACTGATCCGCCCACACGATCACGTAGGAGTCACCGAACAGCAAGGCCTCACGGTGGGCGATGCCGCTGGTCTGGTCGAGGTCGTTCCGCATCCAATCGCCCCAGACCTCGGCGTCTCCAGTGAAGCCGGTGACGCGCAGGCGCTCGGCCAGGGCGGTGACCGCCAGGCGCGGAATGTTCGACGCCATCCGGCCGAACCGGTTTCCCAGAGCGGTGCGAGCCTCGGGCGACAGGAACGCCAGCGGTTGCTTACCGTGGTAGTAGCGATCCAGCTCGGCGTGCCGGTGGGCCGGTTCATTGAGAACCTGAAGCAGGTAGGTCAGATCAGTCATGCGACAAAGCTCCTCGTTCGTTTCTTGGTTGATTTCGTGTTGTGCCAGGCGGCACGGTCATACGCCACGATCGCCGCCACGGCGGCGTCGATCTTGCGGGGCGATCCCCGCTTGTCCTTGCTGACGAGATCGCCCATAGGGGTGCGCTTGGCAATGCAGTGGGCGATGTGGGCGGCCAGGCGCTCATCGCCGTCATGGGTGACAGCACCGGTCGTAACGGCCTGATACAGCCGGTCGGTGGCCGGAGCCATCCGCTGCGCTGCACCGGTATTCCACTCCAACACCCGTTTCTCGCCGTGCCGTTGCGCCCATGATTCGATCTCGGAGCGCCATCCCCAAGGGTCACAAGCCAGCTCGGCCACGTCGTAGCGATCGAACGCGATGTCGACCGCATGGGTGACCTGCTCCCGCGGCACCCGCCAGCGCGGATCACCGGGGTTTTCCCACAGCCCCTCGACCCATAGATGCCCGTCGAGGGTGCAGCCGATCAGCGCAGTGGAGTCACCCGACGCCGAGCCGTCGAACGCCAGGACCACCCGCTCCCCCGGCTTTACGTCACGGTGACGCTCGCAGTCCGACCAGGCACCCCAGGGAAGCCAGGCCTCGACACCGGTCACCCACTGGCCCAACCGGAGCTGACGAAACACCGGTTCCCGGATCGTCTTACGGGCAGCCTCCAGGCCGTCCTCGGACAGGAACGGGTCACGGCACGCCAGGGCCGGGTTGCCGATCTTCCATGCCTTGCGGTCGTCGATCGCGCAGCCCTCCGGGGCGGCGAACTCACGGAAGTAGAACGCCTCATCGGTACCGGCGCGACCGTGCTCGACGAGCCGCCACATGATGCTGTCGGGACTCGCGGCCGGGGTCGAGATCGCCAACGTCAGCGACTCCGGGCGCTTACCGGTCACCGAGGTAACGGCCTCCCAGACCTGCTCGGTCACGACATGCAGCTCGTCGACGATCATCAGCGACGGATCATGCCCATGCAGGGCACCGGGTTCGGCCGGCAACGGCAACAGCGTTGCGTCGTTCTCTGGCAGGTACAGCCGATCGGCGTACACCTGCACCCGCTCGGCCAACTGGTCGTTGAGTTCGACCATGCGCTTCGCGTACTTCAGGGTGATGTTCGCCTGACGCTGATCAGACGCAACCACCAGCACCTCGGCGCTGGCACCACCGACAAACAGCTCTGAGATCCCCAACGCCGCAGCCAACATCGTCTTCCCATTGGCGCGCGGGATGCTCACCAACGCGGTGCGGATGCCGGGAGCGAACGCACCACGGATGATCTCGGTCTGGAAGGGCCGCAGTTTGAACGGATCACCAGCACCCTGG